TAGGTAAAGTTATAGGAGATGCTTTTAGAGCAGTTGGAGAAACTGGAGTTGTTATGATGGAGAAAACTAGTGATTCTGAAACATACGTAGATATTGTTGACGGTGTGCAGTATGATAAAGGAATAACTAACTCCAACTTCATAACCAATAAGTCAACAAAAGAAGCTATACTTGAAAACCCACTATTACTACTAGTAGATTCACCAATAGATAGCATTAGGCAAATACAATCAGTGTTAGAGTATGTTATTAAGAACAATAAATCATTATTAATAGTTGCTGATATAGATCAACCAGTTTTATCGGCTTTAGCAATGAATAAGGTAAAAGGTAATATAAAAGTAAATGTTATTAACGCACCTACTTTTGGTATTAATAAAAAAGATACTTTAATTGATTTATCAATGCTTACTGGAGCTACTATAATTAACGAAGATCTTGGAGATGATTTAGATTTAATATCAGTTGATAAATTAGGTGAATGTGTAAGAAGTGTAACTGGAGAACAAGACACTATAATACAAATAAAAGAAACACCTGAAGAAGTAAATGAGCTTATTGTCAAAATTAAAGAACAACTTGAAACTGAAAAATCTCCTGCAAACGTTATACGACTTGAAACTAGACTTGCACGTTTATCTGCTAAGGTTGCAATTGTTAAGGTTGGAGCGAATTCAGACATTGAACTTAAAGAAAAGACAGATAGAGTCGAAGACGCAATCTGCGCTACAAAAGCCGCTATTAAAGAAGGTATAATTCCAGGAGGAGGTATTGCACTACTCAACGCGTCTACATATATAAAAGCTAAAAATAAAGGTGAAGAAGTTTTACTAGAGGCTATAAAAGCTCCTTATGAAACTATTCTTTCTAACGCTGGTTTAGAGTTGGTTTATCCTGATAAGAAAAATAGAGGGTTAAACGTGGTTACAGGTAAAGATGTAAATATGGTACGAGCTGGTATTATAGATCCATTACTGGTTACTAAAAGTGCTTTAAGAAATGCGGCTTCAGTAGCGACTACTATATTATCTACAGATTGTGTAATTAATAACTTAAGAGTTGGAGATGAAAGCAATAGGTAGAAATTTAATTATAAAGAAAACAAAAGAAGGTACTACTAAAACAAAAGGTGGTTTACTTCTTGCAGAATCACATAGAGAAGATGTTAGATATATAGAGGCTAGTATAATTTCTATTGGAAGTGATGTAGTTGGTGTAAATGAAAACGATATTATTTTCTTTGACAGACACGCCGGTCACAAAATAGAAATAGATAAAGATTTTTATCATGTTATCAAACTAGAGGATATAGTTGTTGTTTTATGAAAAGACTAGATGCAAGAGATGTTAAAGACATGAACTTGTTAAAACATTATCGTATAATACGTAAATGGGCCTGTAAAAACAACGACTTAAATGATGCTGATTTAGAGCTTCTAATATATCTTGACTGTATGGATCATTTCTCTAAACAAGACTTTAAAACAGGTTCTTATTCATATAGTTGGGACAATAGACGATGGAATAAACTGTTAAAAGCTGGTTGGATAAAGGTGTGGAGACCTAGAAATAGAACCACACAACTTTACAACATATATCAAGTTTCTTTTCAATGTAAGCAACTTATAAATAGGATATATAGAATAATGCTAGGTGAAGATGATATACCAACTAGTTCTAGAAGAAATAAAATAATGAAAGGTAATAGTTACACGGATAAAGTTTTAACTACAGCCATATATAATGTTAATAACGATAAACAAAGATAACTATGTACAATAAAAAAAAATCACCAAACAAGTTTCTTGCAGCTGGAATGGCGGCTCTAGGTGCTACTAGAAGAGTGGGTACAAACGATTCACTTGCACAACTACTAGCTAGTAGACAAGGTGGAGGCGGACTGTTTAGTAATATCGGTTCAGCGATATCTCAATCAGGTCAACAAGTAACAGGTGCACCATCAATAGGTGTAAATGATCAAGTAAGTATTGATGACCCATCTATGATAAAGCAAAGCCCAGTTATGCCTGGCGGTCCAAGTGGTAGCTCAAATCCTTTTGGAGGACAAAAATTTGAAATAACACCGGTACAAATGACATACGATACTCCTACACCAGGTAATGAAATGGGTAACGCTGATCCACTATTTAATAATGCTGTTACTGACGCTGGAAATAAAATGTTTGGAGATGTTGGTCAAAGACAAAGATCTTTACAGAATCAAGCTGGAGATATTCAAGCTAAACAATATGTTAAAGATCCATCAGCTCTTCAAGGCAATGCATTTGGCTTAGCTATGGAACAAGCTGGCGGTGATTATGATAAAGCAAAAGAAATTATAAAAAACAAATAATTATGGCATTAAAAGTAACAAAAGCTGATGCAAACGCCGGAGGCGTTGTTGGTGAAAACACTATATGGGACGGACCGCTAAGTCAAGTAGGTAGACCACACGGTAAAGGATCTAGTAGTGGATCTAAAGGTATGAAATTAAAGTTAGCTGATTGCGGTTGTGATTCGTTAAAAGGACCAATCACTCAAAGAGCTAAAGGATAAAATGGGATCGTTAGGAGATATAAAACTATATATGATAAACGCTGGTGCTTTAATGGTGTCTATGTCTAATATAGACGTGATACTTAAATTAACTCTTTTAGCAGTGTCTATTGGTTATACTATTCAAAAATGGTATAACTTAAATAAGAAATAAAATGGCAAAGTTAGATAAATCTAAAATGGCTTGTAATAAGCCTAAAAAAACCCCAAGTCACCCCACTAAATCTCATGTGGTAAAAGCGTGTTCAGCAGGTAAAGAAAAAATAATTAGATTTGGACAACAAGGAGTTAGCACTGCTGGTAAACCTAAAAAAGGTGAGTCAGCTAAGCAAAAAGCTAGACGTGCTAGTTTCAAAGCTAGACATGCTAAGAATATAAAGAAAGGTAAAATGTCTGCCGCTTGGTGGGCTGATAAAGTTAAGTGGTAAAAACAAATAATTATGAATAAAGGTAAAAAATACGATCAAAAAGAAGCTTACAATAAAAATTTAAGCGCTAGCGCTAGGTTACATTATTTAGAGAACGCTAGACATGATACTGACTCTGCTATGAGAATGGAATCCTCTAAAACAGAAAAAAAGAATTTACTACAAGACATGCCGATAGATAAAAAAGCATCAGCTTTGAAAAATCTAAATAAAGGTTATGGCTCTGAAGTAAAGTCACCTATGCAAATGAAAGGCTCATTTATGTCTAAGCATTGTCAATCAGGTTTTCAACCAGCTAAACAAACTCCAGTTAAGAAAAAAAGCTGTAAGTACTAGTATGGCTTTTAAACTTAAACCACCATTCGAGTGCGATAATACTCCTATATATCAAGTTGATATGGAGGAAGGTGTTTTAGGTATGGCTAATAATAACGGTACAATACTTATAAACAAGTATTTAAACCAAGCCCAGTCCAAAAAAGTTATTGATCATGAAATGATACACATAGATCAAATTAAGCGTGGTGACTTAGATTACGACGATAATAACGTTTACTGGAAAGGAAAAAAATACTCAAGAGCTCAAATGAAAGAAGGAGCTAAAAACCTACCTTGGGAAGCAGAGGCTTATAGAAATTCATAAATAATTAAAAATAAAAAAAATGGCAAAATTAAAAAACTCTACAAAACCACCTTTTTACAAGACTGGACCTTTATATCTTCACGGTGGAGGACATGATGGGCCTGGCAAACCGTCAAGTAAAGTAAAAGAGGCTAAAGAAGGTGAAGTACCTGGATTACAGGAAATACAGAAAAGGTTTGAAGGTAAGTATAAAGTTACACCTAAAAAAGGTAAATACAACGAATACACTTTAACAGATAAGAGCGGTAGTTCAGTTTCTTATTCTGCTGGGCCTAGAGTTAAAAGAGATAAAACAACTCTTGCTGAAGCTATAAACAAATCAATGGAATGAAAAAATTATTTCAATGGCTTACTGGTGGAGTAATAAAAGAGGTTGGTAATGTTATTGATAAACTCACTACAACTAAAGAAGAAAAACTAGAAGCTCAAAGACTAATACAAGAGATATTAGAAAAAGCTGATAGCGAAGCTCAAGCTCAAGTCACAGATCGATGGAAAGCTGATATGAATAGTGACAGTTGGTTATCCAAGAATATAAGACCTATGGTTTTAATATATTTGACATTTGTATTCAGTATTTTATCTTTTGCAGATGGTAATATAGGTGGCTTCAAAGTAGATGAATCTTACACGCCAATATTTCAGTCTTTACTGATAACAGTGTATGGTGCTTACTTTGTTGGTCGTACTTGGGAAAAAAACAAAAAATCAAGTGATAATAAAATTAAGTAAAAATATAATAAATCAAATCAAATTAAAATGACAAAAATCAAAAAAGAACAATTAGAAAAAATTCAAGGTCAACAAGGTAGACTTCAAGCTATATTTACTGATATAGGTGCTTTAGAAGCACGTAAACATGAAGCTTTACACGCACAAGCTGCTATTTCTCAAGAAATAAATATCACTAAAAAAGAGCTTGAAGATGAATACGGAGCTATCAATATTGATATGACAGATGGTAGTTATACTTCCATTGAAGAAAAAGATGATACTGAATTATCAGTTGTTAAATCAATTAACTAATGAACTCTGTAGTTAGAAAAATAAGTATAGGTTCTGATTACAAAAATGATGCAATGCATTATGCTGTAGGTCAAAAAGTTTATGGAGGTCATACTATATCAACTATATTATACTCCGAAGACGATAACTCTTACAGTATCTATATCAAAAAAGAAGATGAGGTAATGCCATGGAAGAAATTCAACTCTAACATGGCAATATCTGTTGAATATGATTTAGAATACTAATGAAGAGTTTATTTGACTTTATTGTAAGACCAACAAATAAAAGATACGATACCGAAGTTAAAATAGGTGACAAGAGCCTTATAACTAATACTAATACTGAAGATTTCAAAGCCGTCAGCAATAGAGCTGTAGTAGTTTCTACTCCGTCAGCATATTCTACGTCAATTAAAAAAGGTGATATAGTAATTATACATCACAATGTTTTTAGAAGTTTTTTTGATATTAGAGGTAAAAGAAAAGACAGTAGATCTAAGTTTATAGATGATCTATACTTCTGCTCACCTGACCAAATATATTTATATAATAATGGTGACACTTGGAAGTCTTTTCAAGATAGGTGTTTCGTAAAACCACTGTTAGATAATAACGATCTAACACTGGATAAAGAAAGAAAGCTTATAGGAATACTAAAATATGGTAATAGTTCCTTAGAAGCTGTTAAAATCGTTCCTGGTGACCTAATAGGTTATACTCCATATGGTGAGTTTGAGTTTATAATTGACGGAGAGCGTTTATACTGTATGAAATCAAATGATATTGTAATTAAATATGAATATAAAGGAGACGAAAAAGAATATAATCCTAGCTGGGCAAAAAGCAGTTGAGGAATTAATTAAAGTAGCTAAAGAAGCTATTGTTGATTCTGATGATGATATCTCTGCTGATCGCCTTAAAAATGCCGCTGCTACAAAGAAGTTAGCTATTTTTGACGCTTTTGAAATCTTAAAGCGTATTGAAGACGAAGAAAACATACTTAACGAAAAACCTGTAGAAAAGACGGAAAAAGCTTTTAGAGGTTTTGCAGAAGGAAGATCTAAGTAATGTACGAGCAGTCACTATATAAAGTATTACCCGACCATATCAAGCCTAAAGTTATAAATAAAAAAAATAGATATAACAAATGGGAGTACGGCTATAATAAAGAGTTCGATATGATTGTTATCAGTAAAACTGGTAAGATAGGTGAGATCTACGAAATACAGAATATTAAAATAGCTTTACCGAAAGAAGATAATGTTGTTGAGTTTGAAGGAAAAAGATGGAGACACACTGAATATCCAAAAGAACTTTCAAAAATAAAATCAGTATTTGACTGGGACGAGCATCCTTTACAATTTAAAGAAAAATGGTATGACTATATTGATAAAGAGTTTAAAAGACGTGAAGAAGGTTTTTGGTTTTATAATAAGAACAAGCCTACTTATATTACTGGTACTCAGTACATGTACTTGCAGTGGTCCAAAATTGATGTTGGGCAGCCAGACTTTAGGGAGTCAAACAGATTATTCTTTATATTCTGGGAAGCTTGTAAAGCAGATGTACGGTGTTACGGAATGTGTTATCTTAAAAACCGACGGTCAGGTTTCTCTTTCATGGCATCAGGCGAGACGGTTAACCAGGCAACAATATCTACCGATTCAAGATTTGGCATTTTATCAAAGTCAGGGCCAGACGCCAAAAAGATGTTTACTGATAAGGTCGTACCCATCTCGGTTAATTACCCCTTCTTCTTCAAACCAATCCAGGACGGTATGGACAGGCCGAAGACAGAACTTGCGTACAGAGTACCCGCATCAAAGTTCACCAGAAAAAAGCTTGACACCAATGAGAAGCTACAGGAAATCACCGGGCTCGATACAACGATCGACTGGAAGAACACCGGGGACAACTCGTACGATGGTGAAAAATTAAAACTATTAGTCCACGATGAAAGTGGTAAATGGGAAAGACCTACGAACATATTAAATAATTGGAGGGTTACAAAGACTTGTTTGCGATTAGGTTCTAGAGTTATAGGTAAGTGTATGATGGGAAGTACATCAAACGCTTTAGATAAAGGTGGTGAGAATTTTAAAAAGTTATACTATGATTCCGATGCAACAAAAAGAAACCGCAACGGTCAGACTAGCTCGGGACTATATAGTTTGTTCATTCCTATGGAATGGAACTACGAAGGATTCATTGACGCTTATGGATTACCTGTATTCGATACACCGGAAAAGGAAGTTTTAGATCCTTTAGGTGATACTATAGATCAAGGAGTTATAGAACACTGGCAGAATGAAGTTGATGGTTTAAAAGATGATCAAGACGGGTTAAATGAATATTACAGACAGTTTCCACGTACAGAGGAGCATGCTTTTAGAGATGAAGCTAAAGAGTCTTTATTTAACTTGACTAAAATATATGAACAAATAGACTACAATGCTGATCTACAAAATACTTCTACCATTACGACAGGTAGTTTTATGTGGGAAAATGGTATAAAAGATAGTAGAGTTTTATTCTATCCAAACAAAGACGGAAGATTCAGAATATCATGGGTTCCACAGATTGAGTTACAGAATAGAATAGTAATAAAAAATGGTGTTAAATATCCTGGTAATGAACACTGCGGGGCTTTTGGTTGTGATAGTTACGATATATCAGGAACTGTTGATAAAAGAGGTTCTAATGGATCATTGCACGGTTTAACAAAGTTTTCTATGGAAAACGTACCACCTAACATATTCTTTTTAGAATATATAGCTAGACCTCAAACTGCTGAGATATTTTTTGAAGATGTATTAATGGCTTGTATATTTTATGGTATGCCAATACTAGCGGAAAATAATAAACCTAGATTATTATACCATTTCAAAAGAAGAGGTTATAGAGGTTTTTCAATGAATAGACCAGATAAGATATATAATAAGTTATCTGTTACAGAAAGAGAAATAGGTGGAGTACCTAACTCTAGTGAAGATATGAAACAAGCTCATGCGGCAGCTATAGAGACATATATAGAAGAAAACGTAGGTAACACGCCTAATGGTTATGGAAGTATGTATTTTCAAAGAACGCTAGAGGACTGGGCTAAATTTAATATAAACAATAGAACAAAACACGATGCCTCTATAAGTTCGGGGTTAGCTATAATGGCCTGTAATAAAAACAGATATACGCCTGTAGCTAAAAGAGAGCACAAGAAAATAGATTTAGGTATAAAGCGATACAACAACAAAGGAACGTCGTCAAAAATTATAAGATAAATGAAAGTATACACCAATGGTAATAGCTCTTTTCCTAGCCAAGTAGTTAGCGATGAAGTTAAAGCAAGCTTAGATTATGGTATTCAAGTAGCTAGAGCTATTGAAGGAGAGTGGTTTCAAGAAGGTCGTTCCGGTAATAGATACGCTCAAAGTTATAGCAATTATCACCAACTTAGATTATACTCTAGAGGTGAGCAATCTATAGCTAAATATAAAGATGAGTTATCTATAAATGGTGATTTATCTTATTTAAATTTAGATTGGAAGCCAGTACCAGTTATACCTAAATTCGTAGATATTGTCGTTAACGGTATGTCTAATAAAGAATATGATATAGTTGCTTACGCGCAAGACCCTGAAAGTCAAAAGAAAAGAACTGATCATGCTAGTGAAATAGCGGCAGATATGGTTGCTCAAGATTTAATACAACAAGCAAAAGAAAACACTGGAGCAGATTTTTCAAGATCAAACTTAAAGAAAGATGAATTACCATCTACTCTTGAAGAGTTAGAATTACATATGCAACTATCTTACAAGCAGGGTGTTGAGGTAGCTGAAGAAGAAGTAATAAATAATACTTTAGCAAGAAACAAGTATAACTTAATTAGACGTAGGTTAAATCACGATTTAACAGTACTAGGTATTGCTGCGGTAAAAACAGGTTTCAACCCATCAAACGGAGTAACTATTGATTACGTTGATCCAGCTTATATGGTTTACTCGTATACTGAAGATCCTAACTTTGATGACATATACTATGTTGGAGAAGTAAAGTCTATAACCATATCTGAATTAAAAAAACAGTTTCCAGATATATCTGAAGATGAATTACAGGCTATACAAGAAATGCCAGGTAATTCTCAGTATATAACAGGTTGGGGTAATTATGATTCAAACACTGTTCAAGTTATGTATTTCGAATACAAGACTTATATGAACCAGGTGTTCAAGATAAAAACAACAGATAACGGATTAGAAAAAGCTATAGAAAAAACAGATAGCTTTGATCCACCTTCTAATGATAATTTTGAAAGAGTAAGTAGAAGTATAGAGGTCTTATATACTGGAGCTAAAGTTTTAGGTAATAACCATATGTTAGAGTGGAAACTCGCTGAAAATATGTCTAGACCTTTTGCTGATACAACTAAGGTAGAAATGAATTACTCTATATGTGCTCCTAGAATTTATAAAGGTAGAATAGAGTCTATAGTAAGTAGAATAACTGGTTTTGCAGATATGATTCAGTTAACTCACTTAAAGTTACAGCAAGTAATGTCTAGAATAGTACCTGATGGTGTATTCTTAGATATGGATGGTTTAGCTGAAGTTGACTTAGGTAA